GCTGATGCGGATCCCGCCGACCTCCATGCCGCCCCACAGCACAGTGGGATCGCGGTAGAGGCGCAGGGACCGGCCGACATACTGGCTCGCGTCCACTCCCCACACCGCCACCATGACGCGACGCATGGACTTGCAGGGCTTGTAGGGCTTGTTGTCGTCGCCCTCGAAGTGGACCGCGACGGGCTGCTCGGGGCTTGGGCAGCCGGCGACGCGGGTGATGGTGATCACGCGCGGGCCGGCCAGCAGGTCGTCGGCGTTCAGCTGATCGCTCTTGGGGAGGATCGTGGAGGACATGTCCATCAGACAACCATCTCCTGCTCGACCCGACGCTCGGTGGGGATCAGGCGGGCCTTGCCGGTGAGCGCCTCGCGATACTGCTTGAGGCGGACCGACAGGCGTTCCTCAAAGGACTCCGCCGCGACCAGGATCGCTTCCTGGATCCTGGCGTCGGGGTAGACGCGGATGGTCGCCATCGGCAGGCCGCCGCTGTAGGACACGAAGTCGAGCCACTGGCGCTCGGCAACCAGCATGCCGGTCTGCACCTGGATCATGTAGTCATCAGGCATGACGCCGGACACGATCGTCTCAACCTGATACTTCTGCCGGCGCGACTTGATCTCGATCAGGCCGTTGGCGCCGATCAACCCGTCGGGCGAATAGCCGAGCCTGAACCCCCACCGGTCGTTCACGACAAAGCCGCATTCCTCGACCGGCGCATACCGCTCGGCGTAGAGGGCGCGCGCCTCGATCTCGTCCTCTCGCCCGCGCAGCATGTCGTCCGACACGTAGCTCGGCTCGACGTAGCCGGTGACGCGCTGCGCCAGGAGCTCGAACAGGTGCGCGCGCTCCTTCTCGTTCGACGCCACCTTGAGCGTCGGCGTGATGATGAGGCGCATCTCGCTGGCGGTGAGCATGCCGCAGCGCGCTGCGTGCCACTCGTCCGACCCCTGCACGAGGTCGCGGTGATAGGTGATCGTCATCTGCTCAATACCTAATGCTGACGTTGGGGACGCTGCCGGACACGATCGCCGTCACCACCAGCCGGGCCTGCGCCTCGGTGATGCCGGTGGTCAGCAAGGCCTCGACAGCCGCCTTGTTGACCTTGCCGCGGTGCGCCCGGTCAGCAGCCCGCGCCGCCTCGGCCTGCCTCACCGCCTCTTCGGCCTGCGCAACCCGGATCCGCTCGGCCTCCACAGCCGCGACGCGGTCGCGCTCGGCCTTCTGTTCCGCGGCGACCCGCGCCGCCTCCGCGCGCCTGGCCGCCTCTGCCGCCTCGGCCTCCACCCGGGCCGCGCGCTCCTCTGCCTCGCGGCGCTGCCTCTCCGCTGCGCGCCGCTCGGCCTCGGCCTGGTCTGCCGCCACCCGGGCGGCATGCGCTGCGCGTTCCTCCGCCTCACGCTTCGCTCGCTCCGCGGCCTCGGCGGCAATGCGGGTCTCGCGCTCGGCCTGCTGGCGGGCGAGGTCCAGCGCCTGCTGTATGCGGACGCGCTCGGCTTCCTCGGTGCGCAGGCGGGCGAGCTCGGCGCGCTCTGCCTCAACCTTCTGCGCCCGCGCTAGATCGGACGTCAGGTAGGCGATGGCGGTGGCGCGGGTGTCGGCGGCGCGCTGGGAAAACTCCCGCCAGTCGCGATCGTCGCCGGCCTGGGCTGTGGCGAGCCGAGCGGCGATCTCGACGGAGGTGGTGCTGGAATCGTAGATGGCCAGGTCAGCGATCGCCGCCAGCGCCGCCTCGTGGCCGGCCACGCGCGCCTTCTCGGCGGCTTCGTATTCGGTCAGGGGGCGCCGCACCTCTTCGGCCAGCGCGTCCATCCGCTCGCGGATGATACGGCGCTCGGCGTTGACGCTGTCGATCTTCGACCGGGCGTCGTCGGTCAGCGCCTTGCCCATGCTGTCCAGGGCCGTCTTGCTGCGCGTCACCTTGTAGGCGAGCGAGCGGACCTGCTCCCGGCCAATGGCAGTCGAGATGTCCGTCTTGACCGCGCGCACCTCGGCCTCGAGGCGCGCCAGCAGGGCCATGACCCCGCCGGGGGCAAAGACCTGCTGCGGCACGAGGGCGCGCGTTTCGAGCGACGCCGGGACGCCGGCGGATTCGGTGGTCGTGTCGAGGGCTGCGCTCATGATGCCACCACCTTCGGCAGCGGATCGCGCTGCCCGTATGCGGTCCAAGTCGTGTCGAAACCGGCCAGCACGGCGCGGCAGGGGCACAGGCCGGCCCACTGACTGGCGACGGTGCATACCTCGGTGTCGGTGTGGTGAACCTGATCGGTGCCGGGGGCGACCGGGCAGGTGGGGCCGGCGATTTCGCCGCGGGGCCAGCCGTTCACGACTCCATCCACCGCGCCAGCTCGCGCTTGTGGCGCGGGTCCTCGATCCAATCCTGCGCCTCGTCCTGGCGCTCGATGACGAGCTTCGTCGTTTCGGCGTCGAGGTCGACCAGGCCGGCCATGACCTCCGCGACCGTCTCGGTGAAGACGTTCGCCGGCAGCCGGTGCCGCAGCTCGGCGTGCAGCATCTCGTGCAGCTTGGCGTGCGCGTCCTGCAGCACCTTGCGCGCGGCCTGCAGCGCCCAGGCCTTGGCGTCGAAGGCCTCATAAGCCTCGCCGACGCGCGTGAAATAGAAGCCCTGCTGCGGCGCGGAGGTCAGCGGCCATGGCGCGGGCGCGGGCGTCATCAGCCGCGCGCTCGGGATGGGTCGAGGGTCAAGGAGCGGGGAGGGCATGGTGTCGTCCATGGCTATTCTCCGATCGAAGCGAACAGCAGCGAGGCCAGCAGCAGGACGCCGGCGAACGGCTGCGCGATGTGAGCGAGCGGGTGGGCCTCTGGCAGCGGCACGCAGAGCGCGATGGCGCAGAGGAGGGCGAGGAAGAGCATGGGGCCGCGCATCACGGCGTCTCGACCGCGTCGAGCTCGGCCATGGCCTCGTCCCACGCGCGGCCGAGGGCGAGGATGCCGAAATAGGCGGCGGCACCGGCGAGCGTGGCGCACGCCACGATGATGGCGGCGGTCATGGCGCGACGCCCTCGGTGGCGGCCTGGCGCACCAGCTTGGCCAGCAGCTCCGGCAGCAGGATCGCGGAGAGGTGGCGGCCGTCCGTCATGACGATGTCGAGCCAGAACTTGCCGGGGTGCGGGCCGTCCGGGTTCGTCTCGGATACGCCGACGTCACGGGCGACCGGCGAGCGCGCCGCCATCGTCTCGGTCGTCTCCGGCGTGGCGAGGCGGACGGCGAGGCCGATGCCGAGACGGCGGGCGCGTGCGGCCAGGTCAGCGTCGGCGTCCATCGCGGCGGCGACGGCCGGGATCGGGTGGCAGGGGAAGGGGGCGCTCATGCTGCGTCCTCCGCCGGTGTGGCTGGGGTGGGATTGCGACCGAGCATCCGATCAATCTCGTGCTGCGGCAGATCCTCGCGGCGCGTGGCGCGGGACACGCGGAACTTGCCGTCAGTGCCGAGCGGGATGGCGGCGATGTCGGATGCGGTGAAGTCGAATGCGGCGATGATCAGGCTCGGCCGCCATTCACGCAGGCACCAGTCGAGCGTCGCGAGATGGATGCCGGCTCCGCACAACTCATGCTCGCTCGTGTCGGCGTCGGGAACCTCGGCCTGCACGTCGCGCGCGTAAGTCAGCCCGCCCTGGATGTGACCCTGGCCACCCGTATCCAGCACCTTGAACGCGCGGATCGTGCCCGGCTGGTGGCGAAGCAGCGCGAGCGGAGATGTCCGCTCGATAGTCGCGCCCTTGGCGCCGCGCAGGTCGGCGTCGCGCAGGTTGGCGCCGCGCAGGTCGGCGTCGCGCAGGTCGGCGTCGCGCAGGTTGGCGCCGCACAGGTCGGCGCCGCGCAGGTCGGCGTCGCGCAGGTTGGCGCCGCACAGGTCGGCGCCGCGCAGGTCGGCGTCGCGCAGGTTGGCGCCCGATCCGACCGCGATCTGAAGAGCGGCCCTGACGCGGCCGATCAGCGGGATCAACGCGTCTACCTGCGCCGAGAACAGGATGTGCTCGGCATTCCAGTAGCTGCGGATCTCGACGGTGGTGGTGAGGGCATCCATCACGCGGCCGCCTTCTTCGAGGTGGTGCGGACGGCGCTGGCCTGACCAGCCACCCAGCGGTCGCGCTGGGCGATGGCGGCGTTGCGGAACGAGGCGCCGCGGTCGAAGTCGCCGGCGAGGGCGGCCTTTCCGAGCTCGGAGATCAGCGCCTCATAGGCGGCAATGACGGGGTCGGCGGGGGTGGTCATGGTGGGTGGGTCCCTCAGTGCTGGCGGGTGGCGGCGAGGCGGGCGCGATAGACGGCCATCTTCATCGTCTCGTAGGAGACGCCCTCGGCCTCGCAGGCGGCGCGCTTCGTCGCGCCGGCCTGGATGCGCGCGTCGATGGCGGCGAGGACGGCATCGGTCAGGATGGGCTTGCGGCCCGGCTTGTTGATGCCGGCGAAGGCCGCGATGCGGCCGCGGGTGGGTGGGGTGAAGAGGTCGGGTTGCCGGGGCTCGGCGGGAGTGGCGGCCGAGCTGATGCGCGGCAGGCCGCCGACGCCGTTCCAGACCTCCAGCGCGGCAGAGGCGCCGAACAGCGTCGCGGCGAGCTGCACCGCGTCCAGGCTGTCGCGGAAGGGAAGGGCTGCGGGCTCCGGGGTGGCGCCGGGCGCGGTGTAGGCGCCGGTCTTGCGGATGGTGGGGAGGACTTCCTCGAACACCCACCGCTCGAACCGCTCGGCGGCGGGGAGCTTGCTGCCGACGATCAGGCGGAGGACGTCGGGCTCGGCGAGGATGCGGGCCTGTTGGGTCCGTCCCAGGGCGTCCTGGATGGGGTGCAGTTTCTGCACCCCACGGCAGTGGCTCTTGATGGCTGTCGTCGGGTCGGCATAGCCGAGGCGTTCAGCGACATCCTTGCCGACGAAGTGCGGCTCGCCGTCCACCAGCAGGGCGCGCACGGGCGCACCGTCGAAGGTGAAGGGGATCAGGCTGGTGGGGTTGGGTTCGGGCACGGGCGGCATCCCTCTGTGGATGCCGCCATGTAGCCACAGGCTACGTTGGCCGTCTAGTGGAAAAGTAGCCGCTGGCTACGTCGTGAAATATGGACGCTCACTTCTTCGTCTTACTCACCCCCCCCCCCGCCGGCGGGATCGTCTGCTGGGTCGGCATCGGCGGAGCTTTCCAGCAGGGTCAGCACGGCTGATAGGACGCCATCGCTGACCCGTCGGGAGAGCAGCAACATGCGCTCCTCCTCTGGGCTGGCCGGCTTGATTTCTGACCGGGGCCGGTCACCCCACAGGAGAAAATCGGTAGTCACGTTGAAGTGCCGCGCCATGGCCTGAAGTTTCTCGCGCCGGGGCTTCTTCCTACCGGTTTCCCACTCGGTGACGGTGGGGCGAGCCACACCAACCGCCACCGCAACGTCTACTTGGTCCTCCTTCCTGGCGAGGCGCAACGCCCTAATCCGGTCGCCGATATTGGATACAGCTTGCATATCTGTCGGGCTCCTTAGTCGCCGACAGCATGGCGGAGGCGTAGCTGGCGCGAGTTGTCGCTGGCTACGGATGGCCCTTGCGCCGCGAGGTAGCCTGTGGCTACATTCGCCCATCATGAGCACCGCCAAGTCCATCATCGAATCCCTCGGGGGTGTCGCGGAGACCGCGCGAAAGCTCGGCGTTCGGCACCCCAGCGTCTGCAAGTGGCTGGCTCGAGGCGTGATCCCGGTTGATCGGGTGCGCGCCGTCAGTGCTGCGACAGGGCTGCCGCATCACGCGATCAGGCCGGACCTGTTCGATCCGCCGCAGTCCGCTGCCGTCCAGCCGGCCGCCTGAACCAAATGTCAGGGCACGACGCGCACCGGGACAGGCCCGAACGCCCCGCCAGCGCGCATCGCGCCGTAGGCGGCGACGCCGCGCTGGTATTCGATCTCGCGCTGCGCGGCGATCGCCCGGGCGCGGGTGTCGTAGCAGTCCTCGGCGAAGGCCCGGGCCTGGGCGGCCTGCGCATCGGTCGCGCCGGCCGGGACCGGATACATCGCCTCGCAAAGCTGCCTGGCGCGGGCGAGGGCAGGCCCATCGTCCG